GACACCCATGGCGAGTAATCAATACCCGACTCTCGAATCTTTCTCCGAATCTCTTCTCCTCGAATGGCATCAGGGACTCCCATGTCCCCGATACTCTCCACCCATGCACGGTCAAGCACGGCTGCAGCGTGTTCCTTTTGCCATTGGAGTACTTGCTTATCCTTATCTCTTCTTACTAGAACCCAACCCTCAATGTTGTAAGGGTTCGTTGCCTTAACCGCCTCAGACAACGGGACCTCGTCGACGTAACGACCACGACCAGGTCCAAGGTAACAGAGTTCACGAAAGAAGAGTCCTGCGCGCTCCAGAACACCTTGATCACAAGGTATACCGAGACCATTCCGTACGCTTCTTCGGGAAGCGCAAATGTATCGGTGATTAGCACGCAGGAAGCACTCGGTAATGATCTTCCTTTTATCCAGAGAGAATCCTTCCATGCATGACCTGTAACGATCACGCAACGAAAGGACCCCCTCATCAACGTTCCCGAAGAACGGCTTTGAACGGATAACCGGGACAACCCGGACCGCCCTCCCAGCCTCGAAGAAACGAGAATTGAGAGAGAAGAAACGATCAGAAACGAGTGTCTTACCTTTGGATAAAGTAAGACCAGATCTACCTATACCTTCCATCCACCGCTCTGCTTCCGAACGACGCGCGCGAAAAACTATGTCGTCGCCGTTAATCCGAACCGGTACCGATCTCCCCACGAAGAACCGGAAAGCCAAATAATTGACTAAGCAGAGTAATGGAAAAGAAAGCAAGTTTCCCATGAGTTGACCCCTCGATTGGACGACCAATCTCTCACTCTTGCAGTCCGTGAGTGACATGCGAAGAGAGGCTAGAGCCGTATCCCTGATACCTAAAGGGACACGGGTGGCCTGCTCACACACTTTACGGAGAAGAAGCTCCTGAATGTGAGTATTGAGATTGTCGGTCGCCGATTCGTAGTCTCCGCTAACAAACACTTCCCCGCCTACACGGGTGAAGTCCTTGAAGCGGCGTGGCTTGGCGTCTCCGCGGAGAAGCCAAGGAAACCTCGACAAGTGATCGTACATCGCGATATGGAGAGGCCGGAGGACGTTCATACTGACAGTCGGAGTACTGACAATACGGTTCTTCCCCCCGGTTTCCACAGACACGACACGCGACGGCCGAAGTTTCAAACATCGCGTTGAGTGGAGAGCGTATTCACAGAACGATTGACGGTTAAGCCAACTGTCTCCTGACGCAATCAACGCGCGTTGTCCACCTTTACCCATACCACGCTCCACACAAGAAGACGTGGTCGGGATGACTCTCATCGGCAACCTCGTATAGTTCCTATCCCAGCCCAACTTGAAAATCTTTTCCACCCGTTCTTCGCAGAACTTAACGAATTCCGGGTCTGGAGGAGGGCTTGGTGTCGACATAGTCGACATATACGAGTCG